AATGTATGTGATGCAAATGATTCTGCATAGTCTGGTTGAGACATAGCAAAGTTGCGGGCAAACATAGTTGGATCAAATCCAGTGGTTTGTGTGCCAGTTGATGTAGTAGAACCTAGAGTGTTCTTGCCTTTAGGTGCAGCAGTAGTTGTTGTTCCTTCATAGACTGAAGGTTCCTTCTTAGACATTTTGTTAACGCCCGCTGTGTAAGCATCAATCTCAGCTTGTGTCGCTCTGCGACCAAGCTTACGTTCCATCTCATCATTAATCTGCTGAGCTGCTGACGATCCACTGTATTGTGTTACACGAGTATCCTTAACACCCTGTGTTCCATACTTAGGACCTTTTGCTTCGCCAGCATAATTGTTGCGATCAAGTGATTCAAGGTAGTTAAACGGATCTCCGTCATTGGTTCCAGTTGTCTGAGTCCAGTCAACGGCATCGTTCCAAATAGACTGAAGGGTTTTCTTGTCTGTCGGTAAACCAAGTCTTGCTACGTTGTTCTTAAAAGAATCGTAGTTCTTTTTATACTTAGGATTAGTGCTTGCAAATTTGAACCATTGCTTTGCATCTGTTGGATCAATGCCAATAATATCTAGAAAGCCTACTGGTTTAATTCCCTGGTTAGCATTGTATTCAGCAGTTCCATAACCAGAAGGGTTATCAACAACTGGCTTGCCATCCTTTATGCGCTTACCTTTATTCTTTGCTGTATAGGTAAATACTTTAGGATTCGGATCTAGCTTGTCTTCAATTCCATCTTGGTCAAAATCATTCATTGATATCTACCAATAACCCTTCGTCTAGTTCAGGCATGTTTGACATCCAACGAGATGCAAACGCTGCAAATTCTTCTGATGCTTGCTGCAAGAAGTCATAATGGAATTGGTCAAACTGTGCTTTCTTTGATCGCTTAGCTGCATCACCCAACATTGGATTCTTTATATCCTTGTGGAATCTTTCAGCGTTTTCCACCCAGTAAGCAATGTCTGCCCACTTAGGGCTGCCAGTGCTGTCGGTGTGGATTCTCCACTTTTCATTATTAGCAATTTCTTTCATAGCAGGAAACGTCATAGTCCAGAAATCTTTACGGTCACCATTGCGAATCTTTGCAAATCCTGGCAATGTGTCATAAAGATCTTTAACTTGACGGTCATACTCTTGTTTGATTCCAAGAGTCTCGTATCTCTTAGATGATGTAGAAGTAACCCCATATTGCATCATCATTGATGTTCGATACATCTCAGCCTTCTGAAGTTCGGCGTAGCCGATCTTAGAGATTACTTGAGCTTCTAATTCTTCTTGAGTCTTGCGCTCTGAGATCTGGTCAATTCTTCCTGGATACTTCATTCTCTTATAGATTGCAGCTATCGCTGTGTTGTATTCAGAAGATATGTCGCCATATCCAGATGAAAGCATTTCTGCATATTTAGTTCCATTAGGAGCAATGCTCTTAAGAAGATCTGGATTCTTTCTCAATACTGCAATATCTTTTTCTGTTGCAGCTAGACCAGCAATGTTCTTTTGGTTTGAACCAATCATTGCAAGTGAGTCAATGCCCCAGTCTTCAATCATTCTTCCATCTGCTTTATCGCGGTCACCGTTATACATGTCGAGCAAGTCGCCATAGTATTGAGTAGCAGCACGTGTTACTGGATCAAAGCTTGATGAGATTGGTAATACGAACTGGGTAACAGCACGAATAAATGACATGTTTCCTGCAGCTTTGGTTGCATTGTCCATCGTAGGCATAGAGCCTAAGCGACCATTCTTTTCCCACTCTGCCATGGATACACGCCAGTTGTTATACGCTTCATCAAGGAAGCGATTAGTATCAAATCCTGTAGCACCAAGAAGTGATTCCATATAACTTGGAATAATTGCATTCTTTGCGGTAGCCATGATGTCTTGTAGACGATTACCCTTTGGCTTACCTTCTGCTGGGTATCCACCATAAAGAATACTGTTCTCAAAGAAGTCATCACCTAGAGTTTGACGAAGAGATTTCTCAATCTCTTCTCCGTAAACACCCCAAGTCTTAGACTCAAAGATTCCGTTTTTAATTATGTCGGAAACGAGAACTCCACCAAACCATGATATGGATGGGTCGGCAAGCATGAACTCCATTTGCTTTGGATTCCATTTGATGCCACCACCACGTGGATCGTTATACGCTTTAAGCGCATCTTTTGGGCGGAGAATTTCTTGACCAAATACTTTAACACTGTCTGGAAGTTTGTTTCCAAGAGGCAGTGGCATTGTTACTTTAAGAACCGCACCTGGTGGGGCATCTGCTGCCTTCTTGTATGTATTGCCATCTTGATCTTCGTATTGTTCAAAGTTATCAAAAGCATTAGCAATACTGTTATACCAGTATGCATTCATTGGGTTCTTTGCCATAAGTCGCAATGCAACTGTCTGGCTGTTAAAGAATGCTAGAGGGAATGACATTGCAAATCGTGCAAGGTAGATTCCGTTTGTCATGCGACGAGCACTGCATCGGTTGGATCGAATCCAGCCATACGTGCAGAGCGAACCATTGATGTCATTTCATCTCTGGTGTAAGTTAAGAATAAAGGAGTTCTGACAAGCTTTGTTTCTGCATCAGAAAGGATTTTCCATCCAGTTTGAACAGCAGTTCCAATAACTGCAGCACCACCTTCATACCAATTAAGGTCACCTAGTGCAACGTTTGGTCCGCTAATCTCATCTGGCATATCCATTCTGCCAGTTAAAAGAACTTCCATTTCCTTGACGGTAACTGGACGCTCAAGAATTAAGCGACGAACTTCTGGGTCTGGATATAATGTGCGGAGATAAGTGCGAGTTGATGTAATCCAGTTAAGAAGATCTTCATCTGTTACGTCTACGCCTTCGTTGCGAAGTTGCTGTGAAATACGATATGTGTATTCCTTGCCAGCATCACCAGTCTTTAACCACTTAAAGATCTGAGAGTCAGACATCGCATCATCCATCATCATGCCCAATGGCATATCAAGTTCCTGACGGATCTCGCGGTTAGCACGATGTGCTAACGCATTCCAATAAGCTTTACCGCCAGTATCTTTACGGATCTTTACGAATGTGCGACCACGAGACATGACTCGTTTGCTAAATTGTGTCTGCATTGCTGTAGCAAGGTAGCTTTGTGCTGTGTCAATCTCTGACATGTATGGCAAGGCACCACGAACAGATGGATCTGCAAGACCTTGGATGTTATATTCCTTGCCATCTACAACTATAACGTCACTATCTTGACCAATACGCTTAAGCATTGTTTGGTCACCACGTTCGATGATTGCTTTCTTGACCGTGTTTCGATATGACTCGATTGTGTTGGCTACTGCTCTTACATTTACAGAATGGATATCAAAAACATCTTGTGCATCATCAAGTATCTTGCGAGCTTGTGATAATTCATAGTCTGCTTGAAACATCTTTGCTTCAGCATCGGCTTTGCTTGCCTTTGGTGCTTTACTAGCTGCTGTTTGTGCTTTCTTAGCTGCAGCTTCTGCCTTTGCTACCGCAACCTTTGCCTCACTTAATAAATCTTCTGAATTTTTTAGAAGAGGTAGGTTGATATTCATATCTCCTTGTAGGAGATCAATCTTTTTTAGTGTTTCTTTTTCAAGTCGTCTTGCTTTCTGACCAGGCATACCTGGAATCCAGCGAGATACACGTTCTGCACGTAGACCTGCGTTGTATACGATGTTCTTCATACCTGGCATTGCTTGGTTAGCCCCAGCAATAGTCTCAGTTGCCATACTTGCTCTCATAAATGGATCAACCATTGAGTTCTTTGGTATGTATGCAAGGCGAAGAAGGTTTAGATTACTGAAAACCATGTTAGCTGTGTCAAGAATTGCGCCAATACCCATGCCAGCATAGAAACCTACGGCTCCTGCTACCTGACCTGTGCTAATTGGTGCTCGTCCTTTAGCAAGACGTTTGGTATTCAAAATAATTTGCGCTTCTAGACGACCAAAGTCAAGCATTGGCAGTGTTCCTGCTTCTGTTGCTTGAGAAATAATGCCATCTTCAAGAAGATTAAGTGTTCCATCTTCTGATGGAACTAACTTGTTTGCAGAAAGGTAGTCTTGAATGTTTGCACGACGCTCAGCTGTTGAGTTATGCCAGTTCTTAATCTCAGCAAGCACAGCCTTATCAGTATCTAAACCACCAATAGTGCGAACGCCGTAGATTTTAGCCATCTGTAACATAACGTTACGTTCAATTGCACCTAGTGCCTTAGCACGACCAGTATCTGTTAACTCAGACATGAACAATTCGATCTGCTTGTTCTTGAACTCACGACCTTCTGGTGTGTTCAATCCCTTAATACGGTTAAGGTCTGATCGTAAATCGTTAGCTGCTTCAAGTTTACGTGGGTTAGATACGTTGATGTAACCCTGTGGTGTTCCATCTCCTAAGTATGAGATTAAACGAACAGCTCTTTCATATGGAGAAGACTGATATACAGAAGTCTTCCATGCGCTGTTTCCGTCTGTGCCAAAAAGCTTTAGGTCTCCAGTGCGAGCAGCATCAACAATCTTAGCTTTTGCTAGTTGGAGCTTCTCATACTTGGCAAACTTACCTGGAGCGTAACGCTCAACAATGTTTGCCTGTGTTAACTTAGAGTTCCAGTCATCTAATGCATCAGAGAATCTTTTATCTACTGCTTTAAGACTGTCAATAACTGATTGGTATCGTGGTCCGAACTTCTTATCAAGAACGGCAATACTCATATCAGAAAAATTAGTTGTTGGTGTCAGGTCACTAAGACCAAAGTCATCTAAGTGATCTGCAAAAAGTGCTTGGTTGTTAAAGAATCTGCTGTATGCTGCTGCATCGCCACGCTGTGCAAGCAAGAAATCTGCTACATCTCTATGGTTATCTAACCTTGAGATGATTGTTGCTGTAGTTGTTGGATTCTTTGTATTAAGAACAAGCGGGTTTGTTGAAAGTTCAGAGATGTTCTTACCTTGGACTAGGTCATCAAGGTAAATTGCTGCTCCATTTGGAGCAGATCCTGTCTTAGTTGTTCCCCAAGTAACGGCTTCTTCAAGTCTTCCAGCGAAAGCTGCAAGATCTGATGCAGTTGTTATTTCACTTGGTCCAAGAACTGCGTTCTTTGCTGACTTAACCCCAAGGCTTGCTGCCTTTGATCCTGTTGCAGCTATGGCAAAGTCGGTCATGCCAGAGGCAAAAATACCAACCCATTCATTTTTGAATGCTTGGTTTCTTTGCTTATCATTAAAGACATCAAAGTTTTCTTTTGCAAAGGTTGGCGTAATTGACTCAGGAAGAGCAGCACCTACAAGTGGACCTGCAATAGCAGCCCCTGCTTGACCCATTGAAATTTCTTTTGACTTCTTCTTGGCAAATCTAAATGACTCAAGAGGATTTAATCCCTTGGTAGCCATAGCCTGTGGTGTTAACAGTGTTGTCGAAATACCCTGCGTGATGGGTTGAATAACTTTGTTAATACCTTGCAACACGCCCATACCTACGTTAGTAAGATTACGTGTAAAAAAGTTTCCAGACTCTTGTCCTTGTTGAATCTTCTCACCAAGTTTTTGTCCAACAGATTCCTCTACCTTGCCAACACGTGTGTTGGCAGCAGGGTCTCTTTGCTGTCTTACAAAGACTTCAACTTTTGAGGGACTAGGTTCTACAGGTTGGTTGGGAGTAGTCCAACCACTGCGGTCTGCAACAAAACCATTGGGAGTGTTAGCCATTTGGTGTCGCCTCTCCCTTAGCAGTCAATTCTTCGAACAGTGTTATACGGTCAGCGTCAGACTCAAAGGGAAAGCGAGCCAAATCCCACGCAACAGGCGCAAGATCAAAGCCAAGATACTCAAGGTTTTCCTCGAATCTCTTAATTACTTTCATTCAGCCTGACTCCGTAGGTATTTAATAAATGCTTTTGTAGTTCCAGAAGATTCTGGTGAATCTGCAAATGTTTCAAACATTGGCATATATTTTGCCAACACTGAAAGATCTTGTAGTTGTGTATCTACTGGTGTTTTAAGTCCTAATACTTCACTGCCTGGTCCTGGACCAGCATCAATTCCTGCAGTAACAGGTTCGCTTGGTCGATTGGTTGGCGCAGTAAGTGGCACAACTCCAGCCATTGGATTTCTAGCTTGAGCCATAGGTGCTCCAGCTTGTTCGGCTTGGAATTGCTGTTGTTCTCCGTATGCTGCGTTAGGCAACTTACGTGCTGCTTGTCCTGCTGGCTTAGGTGGTAGGTCAGTTCGTTTTGATTGGGGACCTGGACCTGATACCGCACCAGGATTAATCATCGACATACGTCACCTATTTCTTAGTTGGAAGTTTTACCTTTGTGCCAGACCAGATCATGCTGCCACCCTTATACTTAGACTTCTTATCAGCAATAGTTGGATTTGCTGCAAGAATCTCAGATAGCTTTACGCCAGAAGTTTTTGCAATACCTGAAAGAGTATCGCCCTTCTTAACTGTGTAAGAAGTAGTTGATCCACCTGCGTTAACTTGAACGTTAGGACCAAGCTTTAGACCTTTACCGCCACCCTTTGGATACTGTCCTGCTGGACGTTGTGGCAATGTCTTAGTTGCTGCTGGCTTTGAACCGCCACCAGTTGGAATCTTATCAATTGCATAGAATCCTCCTGCAGCAAGAGCAACCTTTTTAACCTTGCCCTTTACTCCAGCTTTGGCTGCCTTCTCTGCCTTAGCAGCGTTAGCTGCTTTACGTGCAGCATTACCTGCTGCTACTTTCTTGCCAGATTCTGCAGCTTTAACAGCCTTAGTTACCTTGACTGCTTTGTTTCCAGCGATTGCTGCTTGAACAAACTTAACTGGCTTTAGGAATTTACCTGGACCTGCAACTGCAGCAGTTGCTTTAGCAGCATCTAATACAATTTTTCCTACCTTAGCACCAGTTGAAACTTCTTTAGCTGCCTTAGCGGTGGTTACTTTTTTAGCAGTTGACTTAGCAGAAGTTACCTTCTTCTCAAGATCTTTTAGTTTATCTACTTTAGGTGTTGTAACCTTTAGTGTAGTTGGCTTTGGTGTTGCTACCTTCGGAGTGGTTGGCTTAGGTGTAGTTGCCTTAGCAGGTGTTGTTTTGGTTGTCTTCTCTTGACGGAAGATAGCCTTGTTCATTGCTGACTTTGGCTTTACACCTTGCTTAACTAGATCATCATAAATTGCTTGACCCTTTGGTGTAAGAGTCTTACCTGCAGCAAAACCTTTAACCGCTGGCTTATTAACCTTTGGCTCCAGCAGTTCCGCCAACTCCCTTTGCAGGTTTCTTTTTAATAACCTTACCTTGTGGCTTAACTTCTGTAGCCTGAACAAAAGTGCGAGTCTTATTCATGCCTCCGCCTTTAGGTGCAGACTTTTGTGCTGGTGCTGCTTCACGTGGCTTACGTGCAATGCCGTCTTCTTGATCCCACTTCTGTTGAAGTTGAGCTCTTGCTTCACGACGATCACGTGCAATACGTTCTGCTGAAGTTTCAGTAGGCTTTACTTGGATCTTGTTTCCGCGATCATCGGTAATATAATTACCTTTAGCCTCTTTCTTCATTTCACTTAATACTTCTTTGTCATCTGCTGAGATGCGAAGAGTGCGGTCTTTTAATCCCGCTTGCTTCTTTCCAGAGAAGTCTTTCTTGGCTGAAGCCAAGGCATCTTTTCGTGCCTGCTTAAACTTCTTAGGACGTGTTGGTTTCTTGGCTGCCATTATTATCCTTTACTTAAAAGTTGTTACGATTTACTTAAGCTTGTTGTTATTGCCCTTGATACCTTTTGGGGTAACGCCCTGCTTCACCATGCCACCGCCAACGGTCTTACCGCTGTTCTTCTTTGCTGACATTGCTGTTGAAGTTGGAGCCTTTGCTGGCTTTCCTTGCTTTCCGAACATTTGTTTCTCCTTAGTTATGCTGGGATTTGACGAGTTACTCTCGCTGCTAGATTTGGATTTCCTCCACCTGTTAGACCTGCAAGAAGTTCTTGCATTGGTGGTCTACCTTGAGGGATCTGTGGTGCTGGTCCTCCACCCATTTCAGGACCTGCTGGTTGCTCAGGCATTCCTGGTTGTGGGGCTGGGACTTCTGGTGCTGGTTCTGGCTTAAATGCATTTGCTACCGCATCTTCAAGAGGGATACCCTTCTTGCGATCTGTAATAACGCTTGCCATCTTTTCTACAATCTTCATTGGGTCTTGACCTTGCATTACCATTTGTGGAATTGCTGCAGCCATTTGAGATACAGATGCCTTAAGGGAATCACGCATCTCTTCAATGTCGATTGCTCGCTCTTCTTCACCAGCATTAAGCGAGATAGGAAGGTTGCGACGCAACATTCCGCGAGAGATTAACTTATCTCCACGAGCTTGTAGACCCCATACCAATGCACGGTTAGGGTCTAAACCTGCCATTAAACCGTATTCAACGGTTACGCCATAGTTTCCGTTAATGTCGGAAGCTGGCTTATACTTTAACTTGTAAGGAACTCCGTTAGCAGTTGCTGATACTTCACGAGTAATCTCAGGGAAGTATGCTTCATCAGTTGCGAATGCAAATGAAATTGCTTGTCCGATTGCCTCACCAAGTATTGATTGGTAAATCTTAACTTGTGAATCGTAGCCTGCCATCAAAGCCTTTACGCCTTGACCAGTAACTACTGAACCTTCTGATTGTCCTGCACGTGCTTGAGGGAAACGTGTTCCCAACTTCATTTCATCTGCTAGAACATTGTTTTCCGCAAACGCGAACTGAGGGACATCGAGGTTGACACGACGAATCTTTTCAGGGGAATTAGAACGGATGACTGAATCAGGACCAATGGATAGAGAAGTAACATCATTAGGAAGAGCAAGTGGAGCTTCAACAGACTTCTGAACAGCTTCCATAGTAAGGAGAGCAAGTCGCGCTTTCGCTGCGTAAACAGGTAATACATCGTCGAACTGACCCCTGGTCTCGCCATCCAAAGAAGGGCGTTGAGCAATCGCAATTGGGACGATACCTGTTTTGTTCGGTGTGGTTGCAAGAACTAAACCTCCACGATCTGGCAGGAATAGAACTGTTTTATCTTTGTCAGTCCATCGGACAACTTGCAACATGCTGTTGCCATCCCCGCGTGTATAAGTATTTGATTGGAGAATTGCATCAGCATGCTCGGGGAAGTGAGCAGCTAGATCTCCAGCTTTGCGGTGATATAGACGAGCGTAGGTGTTTACAACACCGAAGCGATCCATATCGTAATAAGCACCCATTGAATTTTCCACATGGATGTGTGGTCGCTTGTCCTTAAAGTTTGGTTCAACTCGTAAAGGAACAAAGCCATAGGTTGCTAACTGATCTGCGCCACGCAGTAGTTCCGTTCCAAGCCGAGATGATGCAACATAGTAGTTGGCAATCTTGGTTCGCTTGTCAGCCTTGGAACGCTGGTTATCATCTAGAGAAGAATCACCAGCAGCAGTAATGGTAGGTAGAACACCGACTTGTTCAGCAACATCTCGCGCAACAACATCAATAAGGTTGGCAATGATAGGGCGTGACCAAACGCCTTCTGGAAATAATCCACGGAAGACTTGATCGGCATTACCTGCTCTAACCAAAGCAACCTCGCGCATGCGCTTATCGCGCTCGGAGTTTCGAGCTTTTAATTGCTCGAATGCATTTACAAGTTCTTTCATTAATGTCACAATCTCACAGCTCGCTGTTGTGCAGCGAGGTCATCTAAGTTGATGATGTATCTTGATTCAATCTCTCCACGAGGTGTGAATTGATTGTTGATGAAGTTTGGAACGTTAGTAGAAGTTAACAAAGTTTCTCTGGCTACGATCTCACAGAACCACAGTGCCATGACTGCGTCCATCTTGAGCTTCTTGCCTTGGACTCCTGGTTGCCAGGTTACTAATTGTTCTATTAACTTTTTGACGTGTTCATTCTTCGAGCTGTCTGGTAACTCAATTAAGTTGTCATCAGCATGCTTGAAGTTGTTCATGACACCATCTCGCTTAGTGATGGTTCCGAACAGTGGAGCCAGAGAGGCTACGCCAAACTCTGGATCTTGCTTATTGTTTCCTGTGTAGTGAGGTCGGTATGCGACTCCACGTGTTGACAGGAAGTTACGAATCTCTTCGTCTTGTGTAAGGAAAAGCTGAAAAGCATTTGATTCCACAATGACCGTATGCGGTTTATACGCATCGGTCCATTCCTTAATAAGAGAACGAATTGCTGCAGGTGTAGGAGCTGTCATGATGTGAACATCTAAGACGTAGCGTTTGTGTGACCTGCGGTCAACTGCATAGGCGATAGCAGCGGTATCACCAGACATTGCTGGGTCGATACCTATGACCCTGTAAAAGTTCTCAGGGTTATTAGGATGTCCTGCTGCGCCTGCAATCAATGCCCCCGACTTTCTCATTCCGTTTACTGCGCCTCTGACGCACATCGGGTCGAAGATTGCATTCTCCGCAATATCGAGGTTCTGGTATACCAGTGACCACTTAGATGGTCCTGCCTCGTTACGGACCGCCGTTAGACGCGGTCCTGTCCATCGATCAAACATTCCATTCTCGTCAGGCACGTCAGTGTCTGTGAGTGGTTGTTCGGTCTTCTCCCAAAGACATTTCCAGTCTTCAGGCTTGTCTGCATATTCTAAGACTGCAGGCATGGACAAATATGACCAAGGCAATATGCCATCGGTATAATGCTGTGGGTTGCGGAGCTCTTTATATAAGTCAACCGCTGAGACTCTAGTTCCGACAACAAGAAGTTGCCCACCACCTGGTGGAAGGCGGGAAGCAACTTCCTGTCGAATCCATTCTTGTTGCTTAGCCCACTCTCCCGCGTTAGAGAGAGTGACTACGTCGTCTAGGACGATAAGGTCTGCACGGTTTCCGTAAACCTGCCCGCCCATACCAATAGCTTCAACCGAAGGGTCTTTAGCATCGTTATCGCGGATGTCGCCACCAAGATAGATCTTGGTTGCTGACCACTGATCCGAGGTAGCTTTGTATCCATCGACTGGACCAAAGGCTGCCTGAAGGTCAGCGTATCTTGGATGCGTCAAGCGTTGCTTGATCGCATATAAAAACTTCTTTGCCTGCTCCTGGGTTTTAGAAATAACCATGATGGAGATGTTTGGATTTTTAACCAGACGGTAAGTCACATAGTTAATCGTGATAGTCATCGTCTTGGCGTGGTTAGGGGGAACGTTTACCAAGAGGCGGGAGAGTCCCGCCGACCCTTTCTCGTAGACCATGCTGTCATGTAACCAAGAAGGATCATTGCCTTCCAACATGTCTACCACATTCATCATGTGGGGTGGAACCTTGGTTCCCAAGTAATTCTCAGAAAACTCTGCAAACCCTGATAAGCTAGACCGAGCATCTTGTGCGAGGTCTTGTGTTCTAAACCGAGCATTATCTATATAAGCTGAGAAGCCCTCGGCTTCTCGGCGTTGGGTATCATACCAAGATCGAGATCTACCAATAACCTTTAGGGCATCAGCGATAGTGCGCCCTTGGCGCACCAAGTCAATAAGTTCTTTACGAGCTTCCTCTGGTGATAATTGTCTTTCCAATGTGGACTCCAGTGTCTGTAGGGGTCCACAGGGGTCTGGACAGAAGTATCCCCACTTATGCGTATTTAATCTTTTAGGCAGGCATTAAGCCTGCCACAGAAGGCTCAATAAGTATTTCGCCTTATACTTATATAGGGGTCTAGAGCGTCGGCGTGTTTCAAGACCTTTTGGTAATTATTTTTTATTTGTTGGTAAAAGTGCTGGTCAGCCTGGTTTTCT